GATAATTGTAACGACGAAATGGCTACGCTTTATGGGCTACGCATAACACGACTTAAGAACTTACCACTACTTGAACGCGACACTGAAGAATATACTTATAAAGAAATAATAACATTTTTAACAACTGATGTTGTGAAAAGACTTCGTCAATTTCAAAATGGAGATCGCGAATGTTACGCAGTTCAGCTCCTCTTTCCTCTTACAGGATGGTGTCCTTCAGTTGATGTGGTTGATGGTACTAGTTACAACACACTCGGGAAGTTAATTAACTTAATACAGACTAGTTGCGGATTGCTCGCCCGTCAACTTAATGTCAGGTATCCTTTGGTTGGTGCAGCTAATGCTATAGTTAATTCACTTGTCATCACACAACTAGTTGATTGCGCCATTCGTCATGAATCTACTGCTGCCTTGATTGAACACCTTTTTGATGATAATGGTCAGATTTCATCGTTAACTGTTCACGCTACAACTTGGGATGAAGTCAAGTTAAGTAAAAACATGACTGTGCGTCGACGTGTTGTTGAGTGCGTTGCTGGGTTAAAGTATTGGCTGTTTCGTAATGTTAAAGGAGCTAAGAGCTTTGAGACATGGGGTAAGGACTATCCTGGTTATGCCAACGTTCACTTCTTCGATGATTCTGCTGGAAAACAAGCTGCAATACGTCACATTGGGAACGACGTGCACATATTCCAACATTTTGACAATCCAACTTACGCTCCACACTTGTATGTGCCCTTGGAAGGAAACTATTCACGCGACATGTATACTGATAGTTTCTCCACTCTCGTGCAGATGGAATGTGTCGTCGATCAGGCGCGTGCTAACTCTAACAGTAGATTGAAGATGGTCTCTCGAAGGTTCATTGAGGTGATGAAATGCATACAACGACCAATGGGAGAGACTGGCGTATCTATACTCTCAAAATTGGATGAGATTGGAACTGTGTTGGCTAATGGTGGACAGTTCGAGCTTGCTACTTTAGATCTAAGTCGTCGTGAGGTGATACATTCCATGATTGATACGATCTCAGACACGCCAAATTCCTCACGTGCAATTCCTTTTGACGCTACCAGGTTAGTCATTTTCCTTGACACAGCTTACACTGGACCTATGCCTTCTACTGACTTTAATGTTTCAACATATGAGTTTGGTTTTTCTTTGATTGGTTCAGTTTCTGGCAAAGCTTTCTCACGCCCCATACGTTACTCTCCAAACTACAAAGATGACCTGGGTGACTTGCACGATGTTAGGGAACTCCTCAGAACATTTGTGAAACGAAAAGATGACGTCACGATAAGCAACATCTGGGACGGGTTGCCTTTAGTTGACTTTGCTAAGTTTGGGAACGCTGCAGCCACACCGGTTGATCCACGCTTGAGAAAGGAATTTCCCAACGACTACTTTGATCGGGAGCAATCTATCAACCGCATGTTGTTTCGTGGTTATAGAAAAACCATTGATCGCTCATGGGCAAAAGATCAGGCTGTTTTGGAGACTATCTTTTCCATTGCTGGTAACTGGCTTACTGCTAATAAGTCTTATACTGCTGCGTACTTTGGAGCTAGTGGCATACATCCCAATGATGACCAACCTCTCGTTATCGATCCCTGGTCGAAAGGCACAATTTTTGGTGTTCCAGCCCCATCATCTAAGGTTTCCCAGTATGGATATGACGTTTCCAATGGAGTGATTACTGATCTGACTCGACCCTCACCATCTGGCACTTTTTCATTCATCTATTGCGACGTCGATCAGGTTCAAGATGCTGGTGATGATCTTGGAGTGTGCTACCAGATAGTTCGCAGTCTTTTCGACACCATCAATGACGCTCTGACTACTGGAGGTTCCTTTGTGATGAAGATCAACTTTCCCACTAGACAAATCATGGACTATTTGGTTGAGGTTGTCGCTCCCAAGTTCACTGATGGTGTTCTGATTAAGCCAGTTGTGAGTAACAACTTGGAGTTGTTTGTTGGATTTTTCTGTAAGGTCGACAATCGTGGATGTCATTGGAATTCTGACTGTTCCAGGTTCATGTTCAGACTGCACAATCGCTACAATCATCTTGATCACGCTTGTGACTACATTCCAATTATTGGCAACGCCAGAGAACATCCACGTGCCATCTCTCGTCAGGAGTTTGCCATCAGAAATCCGACTAGCTCTAGTGACACTTTGAGCCAAGAGATTGAACTGAGTCTCGGTCTGTTTTCTCAACAGTGTGCGGCTAACACCATCACCATCTCACGTAATCTGTTACATGGCATGACGGAAATACTTGTCAGTGGTGTTGTGACCGCATCATCCCTTAATCGTTGTGAAAGACTTGATTACAGTCCTACCATTGACTCAACCACCATTCTACATCAACATCGCGAAATCGCTACTGCCTCACCACAACTGTTCCAGTTCGAGGCATCTGAATGGACTCTCCTTGCTATGGGATACAATGAGTTGGCCGCTCGGTTTGTCAATGGAAGTGCGAAATCTCTGGTTGATGTTGGTAGTGGTCCTGAAGGGAGAAGCATTAACTACGTTGATTCTGATATCAAAGTCACACTCTTTGATCAAAGGACACCCCACATCAATGTTGATTGGTTTGCCAATGTGGAATACATTCAGGGAGATTATCTTCAGCGTAGAGATTGGCGTGGTTGCACCTTTGATACTGCCATATGCATTTTCTCCTTTGGTGCCGCCACTGCTGGATCTCCAACGGGTATGATTGAATACTTAACCGAACTTCTTGAGATCTTGAAAGACGCTGGTTGTACTCGAATCATCATTCAGCTGAATTGCCCTCTAATGACCAAGCCCACTGGTGTTGTGAGTAAGCTGGAAATCGACGTGATCAATGACGATTATTACTTCATCAAGCAAGGAAGAGTTGAGCCCTACGCTAGCCCACAGGATATATTGGGAGCTATCACGCAAGCTTTGCCTCAATCTACCGTTCAGATCAAGACACTGGATGACGAATTGTCCTGGTTCCCGCGCATCATTTCAGAAGGTTTCAGAGTGACCACAGAAGCAATGAGAGACGCTATCACACTTTCCAAGTTGCTACCCCTCTTCCTGATCGAGACTTCAAAAACTCTCTTCCGGCCTGCGAAATACATTGGTCTAGTTGATGAAGTGATCGCCGCAACTTGGACTGTTACTGACCCATTCGTTGACGTCTCTGTCTACCTGGAAGACACCTCTGTTGGACTCTTCAATACGATAGATAATGAAATCATTGGAGTTGAAGTTAAAGCCGTGTTCGATGGACGAGGAACGTATCGAGGCACTTTCTCGACTGACAAGGCTGGAGTGGTCACGTTTGAGCAGACAGAGAAAGATGGCACATCTACCATACTTGGATCTTTCCTATGTGTGACCGGCCCAAACGCTGTTGCAATCACCTGGCCTGCAAACGAAGTCGTTGGAGATAACCCAAACGTCGCCTCTCTCACCAATAACACTGGATACGAACTGATAGTGGCGTATGAATATGACGGGACATGGATTGGAGTGAACGCTTACAAGGCTAATGTTTACGAGGACGCCGCTGGAGATGACAAGATGGAGTACTATCACGTGGTTGGCGAGGAGAAACTGGCTTGGGCATTAGTAGATCATCATTATGGTTCTCCTGGCGCTCGTGTAGTGATACCTTTCGTTTGGCCTGACGTTACTGCCTTGCCTGGTGATGTATTAGTGGCTCCGCCTTACGCCGGTGACTGGTTGGTGAACGTTGATGGGAATTTAACGGCTGAATTACACGTCGATGAGCCTGATGAGATACCAGCACTCTGGACTTTAATGACACGCTCAGTGGCTAACAATGGCAGTTCACTTTCATACATTGGCCAAGCTGGTATCTACACGTTCTTGAAGTTGCCATAGCAGTGGTCATAAACCGATGAGCCATAGGCCGTTCCTTCTTCAT